AGGATGACCGCGGCGGCGACGGTGCAGGCGAAGACCAGGGGCAGGCTCATGCCGCGGCTCCTTGGCCCAGCGGGCACACCCGGGTGATGACGGAGGCGAACAGCTTGGCGTCGCGGGCGATGGCGGCGCGGCGCCGTGCGGCGGGCGATACGCTGGTCAGGGCGGCCAGCAGGCCCGCCCGCTTGGTGTCGATGCTGCTAAACGCGCGGCGGAAGCCGGCGGCGGCGAGGGCGGCGCGCAGGGTGGTCAGCGAGACCTGCGGATCGGCGATCAGGGCCGCGTGCAGGATGGCGATCTCGGCTTCCTGCCAGTGGCCAGGTTGACCGGCGGTGCGCAGGCCCAGCACATAACAGCGCTCGCTGATGCCGCGGTCGGTCCGCGGCGGGTAGCCGGCGGCGTGCAGCGCGGCGGCGGCGCGGGACACGGAGACGGGGCCGGCGGCGGCCAGGTCCTCCAGGATGGCGTCCTGGGCGGGGGTCCAGAGGACGGCGATGGTTCTCATGTCGCACTCCGCAGCGGGGGCCAGGTGCGGCGGCGCGGTTCGGTCCAGGCGACCATGACGCCTTTGAGGGCCGCGTGGTAGTCGGCGCCGCGGGCATCGACGCGCAGGGAGACCGGGCGCAGGTCGGGCAGGCGCGGGCGCGAATCGATGACGATGACCGGGCGGCCGTCGTGACAGTGGACGCTCTGCAGGCGGCACCCGGCCTGGCACAGGGCGACACAGGCGGCCATCGCCTGGCAGGCGGCGACGGCGTGGGGGCCGGGGGGGATCAGGGGGACGCTGGGCATGGGAGGGCTCCGGGTGGTGGTTGGGGGGTGAGGAGCCCGGGCGTCCCGCCCCGGCGCAGGGCTGGTTACGCCGCCAGTTCAGCGAGGTGCTGCAAGCGGCCTTCGGCCTGGTCGTAGCCTTCGATCAGCAGGTGCGCGCGGTAGTGGCCGCCGGGGCTGTGGCTCTGGATCCCGGGCAGGTACTGCACGGCCAGGCTCGACTGCATCAGGCTCTCGACCGGGAGGTCGGGGGGCAGGGTGGCGAGGGCGGCGGCCAGGTCGGCGACGGTGCGGCATTCACAGCCGGCGCGCAGGTGGTCGGGGATGGGGGTGGACATGGGGTACTCCGGCGGCGTCCGCGGGGGCGGACGCCGGTGGTGGGTGGTTAGCGGACGGGGGTGACGGGGGCCGGGGAGCGCTGGCATTCGGCTTGGTAGAGGTCCAGCGCCGCCTGTAATTCGCGGTGCAGGTCAGCGAGCTCGGTGAGGATGCGGTCGTGCGTAGGATCGAGTGCGTCCAGGTCCTCGGCCGTACTGTCGTCCTCGTCGAGGTCGCGGCTGAGCGGGGCGGCTTGCGTCTCACCGGGCCGGATGCCGGCGGCGTGCAGTTGCCCGACGCGCTCATGGACGCAGGTGGCGGTGGTGTCGTGGAGCATCGCGATTTGGTGGACGGACAGGACCGTCGGGTACCACTGGCAAATGTCCGCTGACAGAGAGTCGTGCAGGATCAGCGCGTGGGCGACGCGCAGATGGGCGGTGGTGTCGAGGTAGGCCTGGCACAGGGCGGCGTGGTCGCGGTCGTCGATCGGGTTGGTCATGGTGGTGTCCTGGGGTTAGTGGCTGGTCGGGGACTCAGGCAGTTCGCAGGGGTCGAGGCGGCGCAGGGCGTTGACCCGGGCCTTCAGCGCGGCGGTGTCGAGCGGGTGGGCGGCGGGGTTGGGGAGCAGGCCGCAGCGGATCAGGCGCAGTTGATGGCGGCGCACGGTGGTCTCGCCGAGGTCGAGCAGGGTGGCCTGCTCGCGCCCGGTGAGGGCCGCGCCGTGGAAGCGCACGAGCTTCTCCCAGACGGGGTTGCGCAGCAGTTCGGCCTGGCAGCGGGCGAGCAGGTCGGCTTGGTCGGGGTCGCTCAGGTGGGGGACTGCGGCGGACTGCTGCAGGAGGGCGACTTCCATGCGGTTGAAGGCGGTGATGTAGGCCTCCTTGAATCGCATGGCTTGGGGGCCGGTGAAGCCCATGACCAACACGACGAAACCGTCTTTATGGACCTCGTACATTGGCCGAACCTCTCCCTTGGGGTCGAGGTAATCAACGAGCGCAAAATTGCGCGCGTTGAATTCGGTGCTGTAACCGAGACCACGGATCGCGCGCAGGACATCGCGATGGTTGCGACCGAAGGTCTCGGCGATCTTGAGGCTGGTGGTGACCGCGTAGTCGTCGATGACTGTGACGGCATCGGCGGGCAGGGTGGCAGGGGAGAACTGGGACATGGATTGCTCCGGGTGGTGGTTAGGCCGCTTTGCGGCCGGGGTTTGGGATCGAGACAACATCAGGGACGACTTCAGGCCCGAGGTACGCACGTAGGTCGGCCATGATTTGCCGGCCGATACCTCCGAGTGGTTCACGCTCGCGTCCTGCCCAGTGGCGTACGACGTAGTAAGCGATGTCCCGCTTGTACCCGTGCTCCTCGGCCCATTTGCCTAGGCTGGTATCGCGGGTTCTGAGGGCCGTGCGAATTTTCTGACCAGCATTTGCGGAGCCCTCCTGTAGGAGAGACGCGTCCGGTGGGCTAGACTGGTCTGTGTGTAAAGTTTCCATAAGAGGAATTATTGTGGAAGAGTTCCACGGAGTCAAGGGCTCCGTCGTGGAATATTTCCACGACCGATTGCGAGACGAAATTGAGCGACTGAACGTCTCAATGGAGGGGGCCGCGCGCGAGATCGGCGAGGCGTCAGGACAAGGGCTGCGAGACGTCGTAAATGGTAGGAAACGGCTGACCGTGGAGATGCTGGCGAAGCTGATGCGCGTCGGCGTTGACGCGCACTTCGTGCTGACGGGAGTCCGCAACGTTCAGCCCGGCATGATCCAGACCCAGACGCTGGGCGATCCAGGCGGCAAGCACGGCGATCTCTGCCGCCGGCTGGACGGGCTCAGTGCGCGGCAGGTGCAGGTGATCCGGGATCTGCTGGACGCCTTCACGGACCGCTGACGCTCAAGGGGTAGGCACTCAGTGCCTACCCCTTGACTGGTGTGGAGGGTACGCATCCGATGCGTACCCCTGAACCTTCGCGGACTGCTGAGCGGAGGTCCATGTAATAGGTATCCCCGGGCGCCCCTGTCACGCCCCTTCAGGGCTGGACCTCCCCGGCCCGATCCCCAGGGCGTTGCCCTGGGCTGGTATGTGGCGCCCCTTCAGGGCGCGGGAGCCGCGGCGCAGCGGGTTGGTGCAGCGTTCCATGGGAAAAAGGACGGTCCTGGACCATATCGTCGGACCCGACGATATGGTCCAGGGGCGGCGGCCACTCAGTGGTCGGCGATCCGTTCCGCGAGGGTGGCCTTGAGGGCCGCGATCTGGGCTTGGAGGTCGGCGATCTCCGGGTGGTTTTGCACCGCGGCTTCGGCGTGCGCGATCTCGCCTTGCAACCACGCGCGCTGTTCGTCCAGGGTCGCGAGGTTGGGCAACTGGGATTTATGGCTCCCGCCAAAGCGCCGGGCGAGCGCACCCCAGATGGCCTTGGGTCGGCGCGGGTAGGTGGTCAGGGCTGACACGCGCACCAGGCGTTGCATCAAGGGTTGGAGGGCCGCCAGATGCGCGGCCTGCTGCCAGCGCGAGAGGTCGTAGGCATCGTAGGCGATGACCGGTTGGCCGATGGTCCGCCCCAGTTGGGCCAGGATGGCGCGGGCGGCCGTTGCGGGGCGGGGGTGCGGATCGGCGAGGTAGCGGTGCAGGATCTGGCGGACGTTGTTGGGGTTGTGGCCATGGGCACGCGCCCAGTCGGCGAGGTCGGGATGGCCGGCGAGCATCAGATGCGCTACTACTTCCGTATACTTCACTTTCGTTACTCTCGTTTGTGTGTCGTGGCGCCATAAGTATATCGGATTACGTTCTAGTCTGACTGTGCGCCCGTGACACAGTTAGGCGAGAGTAGACTATCGGCTGACTGTGCGCCCGCGACACAGTTAGGCGAGATTAGACTATCGGCTGACTGTGCGCCCGTGACACAGTTAGGCGATAGTCGACTATCGGCTGACTGTGCGCCCGTGACACAACTAGACTGGTAACCGATCCCGCCGTCCAGGACGCCGGGAATTATTCCCGCCGTCCCCCCCGCCGGGGCGGGACGCCCCGGCTCCCGAAACTGTCCGGCTAGTCCCGCCCGCCCGCCGTCGGCCTGCGATCCTGCGCGGCATGGATGCCTCCAACCTCTCCGACCTGTCGAACCTGGCGCCGCTCTTCACGGAGAAGGCGGGCATTGCCGCGCTCGGGGCCCTGGCGATCTGGGCCGGGGTGCGGGTGGTGTCGGTGGTGATCAACGCGCTGCGCGATGTGGAGCTGGCGCGCACGGAGGTGCAGAAGACCTTGGCGGCGGCGCTCCAGTCTCAGGCGACCACGGCGGCGACGCTGGTGGCCGCGCAGGGGGAGGCGCGGCGGGACAGCGTGGAACAGGCGATCGTGCTGCGCATGATTGCGGGGCGGGTGGGGTTGGTGGAACAGCAGAACGCGGGAACCGGAGAGACGCATGGCGCCCAATGAAATCTGGCAGCAGCGGGCCTTGGTGGAACGGGGCATGGTGCTGGCCGTGTTGTACAACGCCCCGCTGGCGGCGGTGGACCTGGCGACGATCCGCGGCTGCCTGGATATGGTGGGACTGCCCACCCAGATGACGATGCTCAAGCGGCACCTGGTGCACCTGGAGCAGCGCGGCTACCTGACCGAGCATACCGGGCACGCGATGGGCGTGTCCCTGACCACCTATGCCCTGACGCCGGACGGGCGGGACCTGGTGGTGGGGGCGAACACCGACCCCGGGGTGAACGTGCCGGCCTTTGAGGGCTGAGCGTGGCCGCTCAGCCGGGGCGCTACGAGGCGGCGCAGCGCGAGCTTGCCTACCGGGTGTGGCGGGCGGCGGCGCAGAACCAGACCGAGACGCTGCGGGTGCTGGACCGGGACCATGATTGGCCGCTGGCCAAGCAGACCCTGGCCGACTGGCGCGACAGCCAGGGCTGGGTGCAGCGGGCGGCGGCGGATGATGCGGAGGATGCGCGGCGCACGCGGGCGGCGAGCCTGGACCGGGCGGCGAGCCTGGCGAGTCTGGATCTCCAGATCGAGCGCTATGAGCGGGTCTTTGCCGCCCAGGCGGCGGCCGATGAGGTGCCGGACCCGCGCTCGATGGGGGCCTTTGCGAATCTGATGCGGCTGCGGCTGATGACCCAGCGCGAGCTTGAGGGCGGCGCGGGGCTGGATCGGCTGGGGCTGGCGATGGAGGTGTTGCGGGCGGTCAGCGAGCTGGTGCGGACCGAGTTTCCGCAACATGCCCCGGCCTGGCTGGAACTGCTGGAGCCGGCCGGGCGGCGGGTGGCGGAGACCTATGGCTAGGCCGCGCGCGCGGGCGGTGCGCCCGGGGGGCCGGGCGGCGCAACAGGACTTCCTGGCGGAACTGGCGGCCTATGCCGAGGGGCTGCGGGACCAGATCGAGTTGGGTTGTGCCGGGTTTGATCCGGACCCGGCGGCGGGGGCGGTGCGCAAGGCGCTGGCAGCGACCGACTACGGGTTCTTTTGCCTGACCTATTTTCCGCACTATTACGATCCGCAGGGGGGGCCGGGGCGCGACGCCCCGGCGCCTTCCTGCCTGCAGCGTTACCTCTTTCTACGCTTGCCGCGGCTGGCGACCAACGGGGTTGGCGACCATGACGCGATTGCCGCGCCGCGCGGCGAGACCAAGTCCACCACCTGCTCGATGGCGTTTCCGATCTGGTGCGTGCTGACCGGGGCCAAGCGCTATCCGATCCTGTTCGCGGACTCCTTCCGGCAGTCGGCCGAGCAACTGGAATCCATCAAGGCGGAACTGGAGTTCAACCCGCGCCTCAAGGCCGACTGGCCGCACCACTGCGGGCGGGGGCGCATCTGGAAGGAAGGGGTGATCGTGACCGCGGGCGGGGCGAAGCTGCAGAGCTTCGGCGCCGGGCAGCGGGTGCGCGGGCTGCGCCATGGGCCGCACCGGCCGGACCTGGCGGTGCTCGATGACTTGGAGAACGATGAGAACGTCCGGTCCCTGGAGCAGCGCGACAAGCTCTACGGCTGGTTGATGCGCACGGTGTTGCCGTTGGGGCCGCCGGATGGGTCCATGGACGTGCTCTACATCGGGACCGTGCTGCATTACGACGCGGTGCTGTCGCGGGTGTTGAAGTCGCCTTTGTGGTCGGCCAAGCATTTCCGCTCGGTGATCCAGTGGCCGGAGCGCATGGACCTGTGGGAGCACTGGGAGGAGCTGCTGCGCAACGAGGGGCGCGAGCCGGCGCGGCGGTACTACCTGCGCTATCAGGATGACATGGAAGCCGGGGCGGTGGTGTCCTGGCCGGCGGTGCGGCCGCTGTATCAGTTGATGGAAATCCGGGCGGATGACCGCGCGGCCTTCGACTCCGAACACCAGAACGACCCGGTCAGCCTGGAGGCGAATCCGTTTGCGGAGTCGCTGATCTACTGGGTGCAGCCGTGCCGGGATTGGGTCTACTTCGGGGCGCTGGACCCGTCGCTGGGCAAGCACAACAAGGGCCGCGACCCCTCGGCGATCCTGGTGGGCGGCTATGACCGCGCGCACGGGGTGCTGTGCGTGGTGGAGGCGCTGATCCGGCGGCGGGTGCCGGACAAGATCATTTCCGATGTCATCGAACTGCAGCGACAGTACCGGTGCCAGGTGTGGGGGGTGGAGTCGGTGCAGTTCCAGGAGTTCCTGCGGCAGGAGCTGGTCAACCGCTCCGCGGCCCTGGGCGTGCCGGTACCGGCGCGGGCGGTGCTGCCCAACACGGACAAGGGGCTGCGGATCGAGAGTTTGCAGCCGCATTGCGCGAACGGGTTGATCCTGTTTTCACCGGCGCACAAGGAGCTCTTGGACCAACTGCGGCACTACCCGGACGCGGACCATGACGACGGGCCGGATGCGTTGCAGATCCTCTGGGAGATCGCGCACGCGGGGGCTTCGCGGTCGTTTCACTTCTTGAGAATCCCGGGGTTCTGATGAATTCCAACTCCCCCTCGCGCTGGATAGCGGCGGAGTTACTGGACGCTAGAGCGTCCGCGCTTGCTCCCACGCTGGAGCGTGGGAGCGAGAAGCGAACCGCGTGCGACCGTATCGGGCGCGCGTGGGAGAAGCAATCAAACGGCGCCGACGCCGGGAGCGCGCCCGATGCTGACTGACACCCAACGCCTGGACGCCTACCGCGGCAGCGGCGGCTATGCCGATGGCGCCTACCTGATCCAGCATGTGCGCGAGTCCGACGAGAAGTTCGGCCGGCGCAAGCGGCTGGCGAAATACCTGAACTACCCGCGCAAGGTGGTGGATGCCTATCTGGGCACGCTGTTCGGCCATCCGGTGCAGCGCGCCGGGGAGGCGCCGGCCTGGCTGGCGTTGCAGGGGAATGCTGACGGCATCGGGGGGCAGATCGATGATGTGATGCGCCGGGCGCAACTGTTGGCGATGCTGCTCGGGACGGTCTATCTGGTGGTGGACCGGCCGGCGGGGGTGTCGCGCACGCGCGCGGATGATC